ATAAGAGAGAACTTAAATGGGGAGAAGAAGAAATAGAAAAAGGTAATGAAAGAGTAAAAAAAGCTAAAGAAGAACTTGAAAAATATAAAAAGGTATCAGATGGAATGATTACAAGAACTTTTAATGGTATTTCGTTTGGGGTAACTGATTTAAAAATAGAAGATATTTTAAAGGCATTACCTCGTGAAATATGTATTTATCAAGAAGATAAAGAAAAAGTAGATTAGGAGGGTAATTAATATGACAGACATAACAATGAAAGAAAACAAAAATATAACATTTCATCTTGATAAAGATACTGATGTTAGTGAATTATATAATTTTATATGTTGCTTTCTGTCATTCAACAAAGTTATGCAATTATATAGACTTTTAGAACGTGACATAAAAACTGATATTTTTGAAAAAGTAGAGGAGTGAGGGAGATATGTTTGAAATAGAAGATAAAGTAATGCTAAGAGATAACAAAGAAGCAATAATTATTGGAATTGAAAAAGAACCAATATCTAGGAACACAGTATATTTAGTAGATAGAAAATATGTTGGAAAACATGATAAAGAATATGGTTATAACAGACAATATTATAAGAAAAATACTTGGTTTGTTTATCCTAGTGAAATATTAAGCAAAGTAGATTAGGAGGGTAATATGAAAGTAATAGATTTATTAAATAAGATAGCAAATGGAGAAGAAGTACCAAAGAAAATAAGATTTAATAATATAAAATGGAATAGAGTATATGGTGAAAAAAATGTGTATTATATAGATGAATATGATAATGATTTCTTTCTACATTTCTTTAGAAACAATCTAGATTTTACTTTAAATGATGAAGTAGAAATAATAGAAGAAGATAAGAAGATAGAAAAATTTAAATTTGGTAAAATAGAAGATAGTGAGCATTATGAAATTAAACGAAAAATTAATGAAATAATAGACTATATAATGGAGGATAAATGAAAATACTAGGAATACATTTAATAGAATGGGATGTAGAGGAATAAAAATGGATTTAAAAGACAGAAGAGCATTAGAAAGAGAATTAAGCGAACTTAAAAAGAGTTATAGAGATATTCTTAATTCTAATATAAAATTATTTGACGAATTAAGGTGGGCAAAAGAGGACAGGGAAAGGTTGAATAGAAGAATTGATAGGGCAATAAATTACATAAAAAAACAAACAAAAGAAGGAATAATCAAAGGCAAAAGATATTTTTATAGTCCTGAACAAGCAAATGACTTATTAGAGATATTAAAAAATGATTTTTGGGAGGATGATGAATGAATTTAGAAGACATTTATAATCAACTTGAAAAACTAGAAAACGATTTAGAATATTATACAAATAGATTAGAAGAAATAAAATCCCTTGTAATGCCACAAGGAACTTCATTTGACAAGATTTTAGTAGATGGAGGGAAACATACTGACAAAGTATTGAAGTACGTAGAAACGGAAGATAGACTACAATTAGAGGCTACTATAAAATACATTAAAGATAAAATTAATCATTTAAACACTCTAAAAGAAAAAGAAATAGAAAGACTTACTAAATATGGGGAATATGTAAAGGTAGTTGTCTTATTAAAAGAAAAAGAATTTATTAAAGAATATAACGGAAAGAAAAGACACTTAACCTGGAACGAAATAGCTGATAAAGTATATTGTAGTAGAAGAACTGCAATAAACTGGTATAAATTAGGTATAGAAGAAAGAAAAAGAACACTTTAAGGTGTTCTTTTAATCTTCTCTTAATTTATCAAACGCCCAACGAATAAACTCTGCTTTATTCATTCCGATAGATTGTAGATACTCACAGAGCAAATTATATTCTTCTTTTGATAATCTTGCTCTAAATAGTGCTGTCATTTCATTATTTCTTTTTATATTATAAGCAATTTTATTTTTTCTTGCTTTTTCTGATAGAATCCCTCTCACTTTTTCCTCCTTTAATCTTAATTAGTTTTATTCCATATATTTTTAAAATTTTCTACAATAGTTTTATTTTTTTCTGCAAATTCATCAGTAAAATTATATCCTTTTAATGTTCCAAATTTTAATATTACATAATTATTCATATTATTCACACTCCTCAAAATTTGTTTCTACAATTATTCTTTCTCCAATTCTAGTAACTGCATACCAAATATATAAATCATATTTAGTTTTATCAGTATCTTCTACTGTTAAGTTCAATTCATAATCTGAAAAATCATTATCATAATCACTTCTAAAACTGAAATCCACAATATTTAAATTTTCATCTTCTTTAAATCTTTTTTCTAAGTCTTGAATATTATTAAATCTTACTAAATATAAATCATTATCAAAATATTTTTCTAATTGAAAATTTCTCATATTATTCACACTCCTTTAATCTTTGACAATCTAATACAAATGTATCTAATAAATCATTTATAAAACTATAATTATTACTTTCATACCAACTTATATAAGTATGAATTTTATATTTTATCCCATAACCTGGTGCATAGACCTTATGACCATATATAAATAGTCCATTTTTGCTTGTTTTCATTCCTCTAATATAATTGCACTTCTCTCCATAATTTTTTGTTATATAGCATTTAACATAGCTTTTAAGTTGTTCCAAATCTTTTTTAATTTCCATAATTAATATACCTCCTTTAAGAATTGTTCTATTTCCTCAACAGTAGTAAGTTCTTCTAGTTCTGCAATTTCTTCTTTATTTAATTCAAATTCTTTTATTATTTTTTGTTTTAATCTTTCCATTTGATTTTCCTCACTTTCAATAATTTTATATTCTGGAGTTCTACTCCAACCATAATACTTTTTTTATTTTTCTTTTATATAATTTCTTTTTATTTACAATTATATTTACGATTGACAACATGACCAAATAAATCTTTTTCTTCAAAATCGTACAAGATATTATATCTTTCTTTTTCAATGTCTTTATTATCAAAGTTTATAAATTCACTTGCATGTGGAAAATATTCTTTTTTATATTTTATTTCAGATTTCATCTTGTTTATATTGTCGAAAAAATCATTTATTATTATTTTACCGTTATTTATTAACCAATTAAAACCATTGTTGAAATAATAATCATAAAATTTTGGGTCAACTGCATGATTTAAATTAGCACTAGCTAACTCATCTAATACCAAGATTAACCATAAATCCTTTATTTTTACACTTCTTCTTTTTAATTTTTCTTTTTCTTTCATTTCTACATATTTTTCCATTTTTTAATCCTCCTAATCTAATCCGTAATAAGTGCGATATTTCATGCTGTTTTTATCTAAAATATTAATTATATCTTTAAAAGTAGTTTGTTCGCTCCAGATTCTGTTTATATCGTTTAAAACGTTCTTTAATCCTCTTTTGCTTTTTGTATAACCTGTTCTGTCGTTTATATCTGTTAAATCCCAGAAAGTTATTTCGTTTAATCTTCCATTAACATATTCATACATTATTTGTAAATTTTTATTTTTCTTTGTTATATTATTCATTTTTAAATCCTCCATTTCTCCAACATATTCAATTTTTAATATTATTTTTTCCTGGTTTACCTATACACCAGGAGGTTTTTAATTTTTAATAATCTAACCAGTAAGTCCAAATATGAAGCTTTGAAGTACCATATTTTTTTAAATATGTATTTAATCTTTTTACAAATTGACGTTTTACTTCTTTATATCCTGCAAGTATTGCTTCAACTTCTGATTTTGTTAATTCTTCAAATGTATATTTTAAATATTTTTGATCTCTTGCAAGGTCTCCAGATTCGTCTATTGTTTCATAGGAGTAGTAAGTTCTAATCGCTTTTTGATGTAGATCTTGACCTCCAGAATATTTATAACTTTTGTAAAATTTAAGTTCGCCTCTATGTTCTGATCCTGGAGTTCTTTTTGTTTCAAATTCTGCAATTATTCTGTTTATATCATGTAAATTTTTCTCCATAAAATATTTTTCATTATCTGCAGCTGCTGCTGTTTCTTGTGCTTCTTCAAAGCTTTGACCTTGTCCGCAGTCAGAATATCCAAAACAAAAGTCTTTTTCAATACTTGGCTTATCAATGATAAAATAATCGCCGTTATTTAATGGCACAATATAATTGGCTTTTTTTAATTCATAATCAACCATTTTATTATCATTTTTCCATACTTTTTGCATTTCTTCCTTGTATAATTCATAAAGATTTGATTCTTTTACATTATAATCTGGAGCTGTTTCTTTTTTTGCTTCTGGATCTCTTAAAGATTTATACCAGCATTTATTAAATTTGCTCCACTTGTAACCGTTCTTTTTAAGTTCTTCTCTTTCTTCTGGTGTAGGTATTCCTTCAAAATATAACTCTATGCCGTTTTTTTCTTCGTTTCTTATTTCTTTATAATTTGTTTTAATATTCATATATAATCCTTCTTTCTTCCTCTATTTCGACAAGTGCAATTGTCAAAAATTGTTTTAATAAAATGTCAATATTTCCAACTGACAAATACATCATATCAAAAGCAATAGCAATTGTCAACATATTTTTTGAAAAAATGTTAAAATATCTCTAAAACCATTATAATATAAAGAAAAAAACTTTTTTGCATTTACTTACACTTACTATAATAGTATAATGTTAGTATAAAGAAATATAAAACCTGCCCTAATTTATTGGAGGTTATAACATGATTAAAGGAAAACATAACTACAAACTATCTGATGAAGATAAACAACAAATAATAGTAGAGTACTATCTTAATAGAAGAAAAGAGAATGTCCAGGATCTATGTAGAAGATTTGATATCTCTGACAGGACTCTTTATTCTTTAGTTAAGTCTGACAAGGGTAAAGAAATACTAGAACAGCATATAATTGAAAGTAAAAAGAACTTCTCGAAAAAATTGGATATAATACTTAATAAAGCTATAAATGGGTTAAATGAAAGGCTAGAAGAAGAAGATATAAAAGCCCTAGACTATGCTAAAATACTTGGTATAACATACGATAAATCAAGGCTAGAGAACAACTTATCAACCAGTAATAACTCTATAAATATTAATATAAAGGTGGAGAAGTAAAGAAGTTAACATAATGTCAATTATAGGAAGCAAACATTTGTTTTATATAATAATTTGTTGATATACAAGAGAACGAGAGCAGTACAACACGAGAGAGAGAGGACAAGAGAGAAGAGAAAAACAACAACAAAAGAGATATACTTCCCCCCTATATACCCTATATGTCAATAAATAGGTACTACAAATCTATACATACTATATATATACACACCCACGTAAAAATACTATAAAGACACTCAAACGAGTGTTTTTTCTATGTAAAAGTGTAAAGTTTAACCAAAATATGTAAAGTTTACACCTGTTGATATATAAGGAAAAAGTGCTAATCGTCCACAGGCGGAATACAAAAATAAGAAGTGTAAAGTGGTGCTATAGACCTAGAGAGCTAGGATAACCAATAATCGACTATAGTTAAATGAGAATTTGGACTCAGCCATGGTTATATAACCGACGGGAGTATGCGATAAATAGGGAACTTAACTATCTAGTAATGTTAGGAAACTACGTGTAGGGTACTCCCCCCCTTTAAAAGAGGGTATAGGGGAAAAGAGAGAAGATACTATGAAGATAACGATACCTTTAAAACTAGATAATTGGAACGATACAATTGCTAAATGTAGGGCAAATAAATATGGAGCAGCATCACATAAAAAAGCCGAGATGAAGGATATAAGTTGGTTTGTAAAGAGTATCCCTCCAATAACAGAATATCCCATTAAGATGGTCTTTACATGGCATATAAAGAATGTACGTTCTGATCTTGATAATAAATCAGTCAAAGCGATTCTGGATTGTATGCAGAACTTAGGGATATTAGAGAACGACAATATTAAACATATAACTGAGATAACACATAAAGCAGTAAAAGACTCTGAGGAATTTGTAGAGATGGAGATTTTATATGAAAGATAGTTATGATTTTGAAAAAGCATGTAAGAATGCGATTATTCAATATTACAAAGAAAATGGAGAAATAACAGATAATGTAGAGTTATCAATAAAAGATGTGTATGTAGTGTGGATGTGTAAAACATTACAAAATAGCAAAGCATTATTAAGTACAACATTATATGATGGAATGTATTTTGAATGCACATATAATGGAGATAAAAAGGAAATGTATTTAGATGCTTATAAAAAATGGAAAAACATTAAAATAGAAGAAAAAGGTTTTGATACTGAAGCACATATATAAATATTTGCAGTCTTTGTAGGCTGCATAGAGTAGATAAGAAATAATGAGTAGAAAATTTTAGGATTTATACTTCGTTGAGGTTTAGACCATATACGTTTTAATTATCTATTCTATGGTGTCTATAAGGCACAGATAGTAGGGCACAATTCATCCCCTAGAAGAAGGTGAAGAGCCTTCTTAATATAGCAGAGTAGAGCATTGGTAGCTTGTTGGTTTCCTTAGCCAAAGGTAGGAGGTTCGATTCCTCCCTCTGCAACCAAATAAATTAAAGAGTATGTGATAAACCTTCATATACCAAGGAGGTGATTAGCCACCTATGAATTTGGATTTAAGGATTACAGAAAAACAAGACCTTTTTATTCATTCTGCTGCATTTGAAACGCTATTCGGCGGCGCAGCAGGTGGCGGTTAAGCAAATCTTACGGACAATTAGTAGATGCTTTAATATATGCACTACAATATGAAAAAAGTAAACAAATAATCTTCCGTAGAACATTTCCAGACTTAGAGAGGTCAATAATACGTACTTCATTAGAGTTATATCCAAAACAAATAGCATCATATAACTCATCAAAACATACATGGACATTTCAAAATGGTTCAATAATAGACTTTGGATACATTGATAATGAGAATGATGTATATCAATACCAAAGTGCTGAATATGATGTTATAAGATTTGATGAATTAACCCACTTTACTGAATATATGTATACTTATATGATATCACGTTGCCGTGGAGCAAATGGATACCCTAAACGTATTAAGAGTTCTACAAACCCTGGAGGAGTAGGACACATGTGGGTAAAGGAAAGATTTGTAGATATAGGGCCAAGTGGACAGATACATGAATGTAGAATGGAAACAGGTCAAAAAAATACTCGATTATTCATACCAAGTTTTGTAACAGATAATAAATTCCTAATGGAATCTGATCCAGAGTATGTAAAAAGATTAGATGCTTTACCTGAAAAAGAACGTAAAGCATTAAAAGAAGGTAATTGGGATATATTTGATGGGCAATATTTTAAAGATTTTGACCGTTCAATACATGTAATAGAACCTTTTGAAATACCAGAAGAATGGGATAGATACCGTACAATGGACTATGGATTAGATATGTTAGCCTGTTATTGGATAGCAATTGATCCAAGAGGGAATGAATTTGTCTATAAAGAACTATATGAACCTGATTTAATCATATCAGATGCAGCAAAACGCATTTTAGAAGTGAATGGAGAAGATAAAATTAAATATTCTTATGCACCACCTGATTTGTGGAACCGTAGAAACGATACAGGAAAGAGTGCTTATGAAATTTTTAGAGAAAATGGTGTTAAATTAACAAAATCATCCAATGATAGAATAGTAGGATGGTATGCAGTACAAGAACACTTAAAAATAGTCAAAAAGAAGGATGAGCAAACAGGAAAAGAAATAAGAAGAAGTAAATTAAGGATATTTAATACCTGTAGAAACCTAATAAGAACGCTACCAGTAGTACAAAGAGATGAAAAGAATCCGAATGATGTAGCAAAGAATCCCCATGAATTAACCCACGCACCAGATGCAATAAGAGGATTTTGTATAGAACGTACTAAAGCAACAAGAATAATGACAGAAGAAGAACTTAGATATGAAGAATCAAGAAAACAAAGAAGAAGATTAGGAATATTAGGAATAGCAGGAGCAACAGCAACAAAAGATTATATGAGATATGGAGGGTAATATGGAAATTGTATTAATAGTGATAGTTATAGGACTTTATATAGTAGAATTTATCGAAAAAAGAAAATTACAAAGAAAAATAGATGAATTTAATAAAAAAGAGCCTAAGTTAACTAAAGAAGAGAAAGAAAAACAAGAAAAAATGCAAAAATCTTTTAATAACTTAATGGAATATGACTACGATACTGCTTTAAAGGGCAAGAAGGAGTGATTAAAGGGAAACAAAAGATTGGGAACTATATGAAGCTGGTGTAAAGTACAATATGAGCCTATATGGGGCTGATAAGAACTATTATGATGTAATAGATACAAATATAGCCTTTGCATCAGGGGACCAATGGAGAAATGTAGTAGCAGATGGACTACCAAAACCAGTATTTAATATAATAAAAAGAGTAAAACAATTTAAAATTGCCTCATTAAAGGCAGATAATATATCAATTTCAATACAACCAATGGAATATAGACCACAAACAAACGATTTAAGGATGCAACAAAAAGTAAAAGATACAGATTTAGCCAATGCAGAGATTAAAAATGTACTAGAAAACATTAAATTTGATGCAAAAAGTCGTACATTATTAGCAGATGGATTTGATACAGGTGATTGGTGTATGCACTTTTACTTTGATTTAGATGAACAACCATTTAAAAAGACAATGCCAAACGTAAAAGGACTAATAAAAGCAGAAATAATAGATTCAACAAACGTAATTTTTGGAAATCCTAATACAAGGCAAGTAGAAAAACAACCATATATCATTTTAGTAGGAAGAGATTTAGTATCAAACCTAAAAGAAGAAGCAAAAAAGAATGGTTCTAAAGATATAGATTCGATAAAAGGTGATTCTGAAACCGAATATCAAATGGGAGATAATGGAAAAGTAGAAAATGATGCTAAAGGGTATGAAAAAGCACTTTATATTATCAAATATTATAAAAAAGATGGAAAAATATATGCAAATAAAAGTGTAAGAGGAACATATATCTATAAAGAAAAAGATACAGAGTTAAGTTATTATCCAATATGCTTTAATAACTGGGAAGAAGTTAAAGGTTCATATCATGGTAGGAGTGAAACAACAGGAATAATACCAAACCAAATAGCAATAAATAAAATGTTTGCTATGGTAATCTATCATTTAATGCTTACAGCCTTTCCTACAGGAGTTTATGATGCAGACCGTATAGAAGGATGGACAAATGAAATAGGAGCTCAAATACCAGTTACAAACCTAAATGGAGAGTCTATAAGAAATGTTGCAGGATATTTAGAACCAGCAACAATGTCAACACAAATAATCAATGCTATTGAACTTGCTATGCAATACACAAAAGAAACATTAGGAGTAGGAGATGCTTCATTAGGAAATGTAACAATGAATAATGCAACAGCAATTATAGCAATACAAAAGAGTGCAGCAGTACCACTAGAGAATGTAAAAGCAGCATTTTATGAATTTGTAGAAGATTGTGGAAAAGTTATTATTGATATGATGGGAACTAAATATGGAATAAGACCAGTAGTAGTAACAGGACCAAATAATGAACGTACAGTAGAGATGTTTGATTTTAGTCAGTTAAAGGATATGTGGTTACACGTAAAAACAGATGTAGGAAACGCATCATACTTTAGTGAAGTAGCATCAGTACAAACATTAGATAACTTATTAAATAATGGATTTATAGAATTTGTAGAATATTTAAAACGTATTCCAGATGAAATAATACCAAATAAACAAGAATTAATAACATCTATAGAACAACAAGACTTATATAAACAAGCATTATATAACTTGATGGGACAATATATGGATACATTAGATCCTGAAACAAGAGCTTCTCTAACACAATTAAACCCAGAACAAATGGAAAAAACAGTTCTTGAGATGATGGGAGCATTACAAGATAATACAGGATATAATGAAGTACAAGATATGGAAAACCCTATGCCAACTGATGAAGAATTAGCACAGACTCTACAAATGGGAGAAAATGGACAAATACCATTAATGGAAGGACAAACATCAGTAGGAAGAAATGCAGTTGAACAAATGGAAAAATTAGAACAAATAGGAGGAGCCCGTACATGAAAGAAGATAAAGAACAAGAAATGAAATGGAAAGTAGAAGATGCTATTCGTTCTTTTACAGAATACAAAAAATTAACAGAGGATAAAAAAATAAGAGAAAAAGTAATTAAAGAATTAAAAAAGAGAGCAAAAGAATATAAAGAACTTGCTAAAGAACTATAATCATAACTACCTTATAGGTAGTTTTCTATTGCTTAAAAATAGGCGATAGAAAAGTATCTATAAGATACTAATGCCCAACCATAGGCAGAGGAGGAAAAAATGGAAGAAGTTGTTGAAAGTAAACCAACAGAAACAATGGAATCAAATGATGACTTTTTTGCAGAAGTTGATAATGAAATTATAAACGAAACAGAAGAGTCAGAACCATCAGAGGATGAATCAAATGAGGAGAGCCAACCAAACGAACCTCAGGAAGAAGAATCTAAAGATGAAGTAGATTTTAAACCTTTATTAAAAGCTTTATCTGGAAAGATTAAGTACAATAAAGAAGATGTTCAAGTAGATTCAATCGAAAACCTAATTGAAAACTATCAAAAAGGACTAAATTACGATAAAAAACTACAAGAACTAGAAAATCTACAAAATAGCAGACTAGAAAAGTATGCTAAAGAAAAAGCAGATGCACTAGGCATTACAGTTGATGAATATATGGATCGAGTAGAGAAATATGAAGAAAATCAACAAAGAGAACAAGAACAAAACGAATTAAATGAGCTTGTTGATAATGGTATGCCAGAAGCACTTGCAAAAGAGTTAATTGCTGGAAGAGAACAAAGAAGGCAATTACAAAAGGAATTAAAAGAAATTAGGGATGAAAGAGAAGCTGCTAAAAAAGAAGCAGAGAAAAACAAAGAATATGAGGATTTCTTAAAGAGATTTCCAGATGTCAACCCTGATAAAATTCCAAAAGAAGTTTTTGAAAATGCTGAAAAAACAAGTCTATCAGAGGCTTATATGGAGTGGAAGATGAAAGATTTAGAAACTCAGTTAAGCATAGCAAAAACAAATGAAAAAAATAAAGAAACATCAGTAGGTTCTATAACGTCTACTGGAAAAACAAATGAAAAGCATGAAGTTGACTATTTCTTAGAAGGCTTCAACGAATAAGAAAGGATGATGACAAAGGGCAGTAAATTTAGCTGCAAAATATGAAAAGAAAGTAGATGAAGCATTTAAAAAAGCATCATTTACAGCACCAGCAGTAAACAACGATTATAATTTTGATGGAGTAGATACAATTAAAATCTATCGTATTCCAACAGTAGCATTAAATGACTACACAAGAACAGGAACTAACCGTTATGGTAATCCAGATGAATTACAAGATGAAGTTGATACTTACACTTTATCAACTGATAAATCATTTACATTCACTATTGATAAAGGAAACAATCAAGACCAATTAAATGTAAAAGATGCAGGAAGAGCATTAAAGAGAGAAATCGATCAAGTTATCGTACCAGCACAAGATAAACAAGTATTAGCTGCATTAGTAACATCTGCACAAGGAAATGAAGGACACACTGGTTCTGGAGCAATTTCAAAAGCAAATGCTTATGAAAAATTCTTAGATGGACAATCAGTATTAGATGATGCTTTAGCACCAACAGACGGAAGAATCGCATTTGTAAGCACTTCTTTCTATAAAAACATTAAATTAGATTCAAGTTTTACAAAAACTGGAGATATGGCTACTAAATTAGCTTATAAAGGATTAGTTGGAGAAATTGATGGAGTACCAGTAATTAAAGTACCAACTTCTTATCTACCAAAAAATTGTGAATTTATAATCACTCACCCAATTGCAACAATTAACCCTAAGAAATTAACTGACTATAAAATTCATAGTGATCCACCAGGAATCAATGGTAACCTTGTAGAAGGTCGTGTACGTTATGACACTTTCGTTCTAGAAGGAAAGAAAGATGCAATCTACGCTCACGTATCAGCTTAATAAGTTCAAGAGTTTATCTCTTGACAAAAGGAGTCTAAATAAGACTCTTTTTTTGAGGAGGTAATTAAAGGACAGGAGAAACAATATTCACTATCACAATGGCTATGATAGATGAAATGCTTGAAAGTGGAGAACTAGATGCAGATGCAACAAGAGAATATAGAGCAAAAGCACCATCAATCTTGACAATGTTACAAAATGAACTAATAGGAATAGATAATCGTTATAGAAAAAAAGAAGATTATGTATATCCAGTAACATTAGAATCATTAGATGAACCATTACAAGTAGATACAATAAAAGCAACAACATTATTAACAAATGGACTTGCAGCACAATTAATGTTGCACGAAGATAAAACTTTGGCAAATTATTTTGAACAAAGATATCAAGAAATGAAGGGAATGTTCTTAAAACCAACAGCAAGAAAACCAGAAACAAGAGAAGATGTGTATGACTCTACATTAAATTATTAAAAGAAGGTGAATAAAGGGCAACAATACAAGTAGGAAAAACAGTTAAACCTGTTATATTAGATAAATTTTTAGGGCTTAATATTCATAATACAGGAGATACACAAATTTCTCTTGGAGAATCAGGAAGAATGGACAATTTTTATATAACAAATGACTATAAATTAAGAAAAATGTATGGTTATAAATCATTTTGGAACTTTGAAACACCAATAAAAGGTATGTATTCTACAAATCTTGGAGGAACTGAATATTTATTAGTTGCAACAAATGGAAAACTTTATTACTTTTTAAAAGGAGAACTTGAAGATGAAAGTGGATGGGATGAATTAAAACCAACATTAATAGGAACAATACCTGATAATGAAGTATCATTTTTTACATTTGATAAAAAAGTATATATATTATGTGGAAAATATATGAGTTGGGATGGAACAACTTTACAAGAAGTAGAAGGATATACACCTCTTGTATTTATAAACACACCACCAGCAGGTGGAGGAGTAATCTATGATGAAATAAATATGTTAAGTGGCAAAAAACATCAAACATTTAATGGAGATGGAAGTGCAACAACATATCAATTAGCACAAAAAGGAATATCATCTGTAGATAAAGTATTAGTAAATGGTTCACAAACAACAGCATTTACAACAAATTTGACAAATGGAACAGTAACATTTAATACAGCACCATCTAGTGGAATGGATAATGTAGATATTTATTGGACTAAAAATGATGGTGATAGGGGAATAATTGAGAATATGAGGTTCGGTACAGTATTCGGTGGTGATATTGACTCAAGAGTTTTCTTATATGGTAACCCTAATATGCCAAATAGAACATATTTTAGTGGTATAGCAGATGGAACACCAAGCGTTGAATATTTCCCAGCAACAGCACAAGTAGATATAGGACCATCAAACTTTGCATTAACTGATTTAACAAGACAATATGATAGACTTCTAGCAACAACAAATAGACCTGAAGCATATTATTTAACTATTTCAACAGCAACATTAGATGTAAAATTATCAGATAATACAACAGTACAAAGATTAGTACCAAGTGTATCAACATATCCATTAAATGAAGTACATGGAAACGTAGCACCAGGACAAGGACAATTAATAGATAACTATCCAGTAACGATAGATAGAAATTCTTTAATAGTATGGAAAGCAACTAATGTACGTGATGAAAAAAATATGGAAGATATATCACAAAAAATCAAATTAGATTTAATTGATATGGATTTAAGAGCATTTAAAACATTAGACCATCAATCAGCTAATCAGTTATGGTTTGGAATTGATAAAAGATATTACATATTTAATTATTTAACAAAAACATTTTCAAGATTAAATCTAGCAGATGATATGACACATCTTGAAGATTTAGGGAACACAGTATATACAGGAACAAATACAGGTAAAGTATGTAAATGGGGAGAACAATTCCCAGATTATGATGGAGATATAATAAAAGCACATTGGGAAATGAGTTTTAGTGATTTTGATGCTTCATATTTAAGAAAAACAATGAATAGATTATGGGTATTAATGCAACCTCAAGGAGAATCTAGTGCAGATATAAGCTTTATATCAAACTTAAAAGTATCACCAGTTAAAAAGCATATATCATATCATTTACAAGTATTAGATAATGTAAATTTTGCAAATTTTAGTTTTCAAATATCAAATAATCCTCAACCATTTAGATTAAAGATGAAAGCAAAAAAATTTACTAACTTAAAAATAGCTATAGACAATGAAGAAAGAACAGACTGTACAATATTACAACTTGTTATGAAAGTTGAATCATTTGGAGAAAGTAAATAGGAGGGATAAAATGAAGTGGCTATGGGAAAACAAAAAAAAGATAGCAAAATACACTTTAAATATATTAAGTGCATTGGCTATGCTAGTTGCTGGAATAAATGCTATTGAAGGAATAACAATACCTTATGCACATCAAATAGTAGAAACAATAGCTGTAATAAATGGTGTAATAAGCACTTATTTATTAGGACAAAAATTTACAAAGTAGGAGGGATAATATGGCATTAACAAAATTTTTAGTAGATGTAAATAATATACAAGCATTATCAGATAGACCTAATGAAATTGATGGATTAGATTCATCACAATTAAAGGAAAAATTTGATAAAGCAGGTTCAGACATAAAGAGTTATTTAAACAACACATTAACACAAGAATTAGATTTAGCTCTTGCAACAATACCAACAAATTATGTTGCAAATAACGATTCAAGACTAACAAACTCAAGACAATGTAATAATAACTTTGATAACTGGGCAACAGCAAGGAGCAATTTAAAAATAGGATATGGAACATCTCTTCCTGAATCTGGAGATGAAGGTTCTATATTTTTGTTATATGAGTAGGTGATTAAAGGGCTACAAGTCTAGGAAGAATTTACTTAAATGGATGTAATTATGAATTAGCATACGATTTATTAAGTCAAAGTGCATCCAATAATAGTTCAACAGTTAGATTATATGGTATATTACACGTCACTAATAATTATATAAGTTGGAGTAGGGGTAGTGCGTCAGTACATTATTCATCAACGGGAATAGGAACATATTATGCAAGAGGTAGTTACACTTTAATTACTGCTGATTATACTTTTACACATAATGCAAATGGTGATTTAACACAAAATATAGGTTATAGTTTAAATACAACATTTGTAAGTGGTTCAAGTACAGCAGATATAACATTCCCACATATAGATAGATATCCAGTATTAAATAGTGGAAGTAACTTTACTGATAGAACAAATCCAGTTTTTAATATAACAGCTTATGGAACATATCCTCTTAGAGTAAAATTAGAAGCAGGAGGAAATACTCAATTAATAACAAGAGATTTATCAAGTAGAAATTCACAAACATATACGTTAGTTTTAACAAATGAAGAAAGAAAAACATTAAGAAGATTATCACCAAACGGTAAAACACTAGCAGTAAGAGAAACAGTATGTGCTATGAGTGGCAATACTGAATTAAGTGCCTCTTATAAAGACTGCACTATGACAATAGTAAAGAAACCTATAAAAGTAATGAGAAATGGAACGTGGGTAAATGCTTTCCCTTATGTACGAGTAAATGGAGAGTGGAAAGAAGCAAAACCTTATATTAGAGTCAATGGAAGTTGGAAGGAGGAAAAATAAGGGCAAATTACGAAGAAGATTTAAACAGATTGAAAACAGCTCAAAGAAATGCAGCAGTAGCAGATTTAGAGAATACAAGAAATCAAGCATTAAGTAATTTACAAGCAGAACAAAGACAAAATGCAGCAACATATAATACACAAAGGTCAAGTGCAAATGCACAAAATAGATTAAGTGCAAGAAACTTTCAAGAATATTTAGCATCAACAGGAAGAGCAAATTCAGGGCTATCAGCACAAGCAAGGATGCAAAATGCAAATAATCTAAATACATCATTAAATAACTTAAATGCAGGAGAGGCAGCAGCAATAGCAGACATTAATAGAAGAACAACTGATGCACAAAATGCTTATAATACAGGATTAGCAGGAGCAAACGCTCAAATAGAAGCTAATTACATCCAAAACTTACTAAATGAAAGAGATAAAGAATTAAATAGACAATTACAACAAAGAGCTGCTGACTTACAAGAAAGACAATTCCAAGAATCTATTAGACAATTTAACGAGAATTTAGCTTTACAAAGACAACAATTACAATCTCGTTTTAGCAGTGGTAGTGGAGGAGGCAGAAGAACTTCAAGTGGAGGAGGCAGAAGAACTCCAAGTGGAAGAGGTTCTTCAAAACAAAAAATAAGTAATGATGTATCAATAAGTTCTGTTTCATCCCCTGCTAAGTTCAGTTCAAAAACAGCGACAAAATGGTACGTAAATAATGCTGCTAAATTAACATCTAAGAATCAATTAGATTCAGCAATAGCAAAAGGATTGTCTAGTGGAAAAATAACAAAAGCTGACGCAAATAGAATTTATGCTTCTTATGGCATAAAATAGGAGGTGCAATATGGCTTCTAAAATGAAAAAAAAGGATATAGATGAGTACATAAAGAGTAAATCAGTAACTCAAAGTAGCTATACAGCACCCACAGTACAAACTCACGTAGATACGAGAGCACCAGCTATGGTACAAGCTGCTCAAAATAAAACTTTTCAAACAGTAGAACCTACTGTAAAAGTTGCACAAACAAACTTTAAAAACGCAGAAAATGATTTAAACCTTGCACAATCAAGATATGAAACAGCATTGGCAAACGAATTAAAAAAGACAGGAAAAGATTACAGAATTAAATTTGATGATTTTACAAAAAATAAAATAAGTTATCAAACTAAAGAACAAGACAAAGAAAATGCAACACCTAAAATAGAAAAAATACCAATACAAGAAGCAAACAAAAACTTGCAAAATGAATTAGCAGATGTTCAAGATAAATTTGATAAATGGAAAATAGCTAACTATGAAAATAATCTAGCAAAAGCACAATCTAAACCAGTTACTTTATGGGATAAAACAGGTGGAAATGTAACAAGAGCATTGCAAGATTTAGTTAGCCCTTTAACACAAGGCGAAGCTTATGAAATGAAAGATGAAAAAGGTAATAAAACATACCTTCCTTCTTATAATGAATTAAGACAACAAGAAGTACAGAGTTCTTATGGAGATAACCTAATAGGAAAAGCTGCTAAATTTGGTGGAGATGTAGTATATGGTGGTACAAAAATATTAGGAGAAACAGCATTAGACGCTGTAACTGGGGGAATAGGTGGTAAGGCATTATATTGGACAGATATGGCAACAGATAACTATAAAAAAGTTAAAAACGAGGGGTATAGTGATAAACAAGCACTAGCAAATACTGCAATAGCTACTGGAACAGAATTTTTAACAGAAAAACTTTTAGGAGGTTTAGCTGGAAGATTAACTGGAGGAGAAGCAAGTACTGTAGAAAATGCCGTATCAAAAGCAGTAAGCAAGGTTGTATCTAATCCTCAAGCAGCTAAATTAATAGGAAGTATGACAAGTGAGGGATTAGAAGAATTTACACAAGAATATATAGGAGCATTAAATGATAAAATAACACTAGGAAAAGATACTAATTTAGAAGATTTAATAAAAGATTCTTTATATAGTGGATTAGTAGGAGCAGGAACAGCAGGAGCAGTAGAAGGTGGAATAAACTCAATTAATGTTGCAAGACCTTCATTCAATCAAAATAATCAGCCTATACAAAGCCAAGAAACGCCTATTCAAGCTCCAATTACTCAAAATAATATAAATGCTCAAGAACAGGTAGAAACAGCTCCTACAAGGCAAGAAAATGGGCAAATAACACCTCAACAAGTACAAACAAGAGTAGAACCTCAAACAATAGAAACAAAACCAGTAGCAAAATTAACACAACAAGAACAACAAGAATTAGATACATTAAAAGACTCTCCATTTGAATTAGATGAGCAACAAGAAAGAAGAATGGATGAGTTATTATTAAAACAAAATAAAGATTTAGAAAAAAAAATGTCACCAGTAAGAGATTTAAGTGATGTAAGAGATTTTAGTGAAGTAGGAAGTTCTAAAATAAATGCTTATCAATATGACAATCCAGAAGTAAAACCATATTTCCAAGAAGTAGCAAAAGATATGCTATATGATTTAGATAATTCAACAAAAGGCGAAAGATACATGACAGAAGATGGACAATTTAAAGGAATAAAGAGAAATGTACCTAACGATATTGCTGAATTATTAGATGGAGAAAATGGAGTTAAATATTCATATAAAGAAATAGAAGATGGATTAAATGCAATTATTAAAGATAATGGAGCAGAAAATAAAGCAGTTGCAAAGAGATTAGAGTTTTATATAGACCAAAGATTAAGAAATGGATATATGGACTCTATAGTAGGAAAAATACCAGCAAATAGTGAGTATATAGAAACATTAAGAAATAAAAATGCTGGAGAAAATCCTAATATTCCAGTAGAAATGGAAAAAGAACCTGTTTTAAAAGTTGAAACAAAGGGAGAAAAAGGAAAACAATTTTTTGAAGAACAAGGTGCTAAACCAGAAGTTGCTAAAATATTGTCAGAGACTCCTAGAAAAGAAAAACTTACATTAAAAGAAAAAACTAAAAATTTTATTGAAAATCAAAAAAATTCATTAAAGGAATTTAGAAGAAGTTTTGTAGATAAAGGTCAAGAAATAGCTGATATAGATAGAGCAGTAAAAGACAATGGAAAAACTTATGCTAAATACGACTTTTTAGCATTATCAGATGCAAATGCACAATATCAAATAGGTGATGGGCAAACAACTACAGACGGTAAATTATTCAAAAACTTTACTGATAAAGATGGAAACAAAGTATCTAAATCTTTAAAAGGATTATGGGAAGATGTAGACAATGCTGGATTAAAAGATGTAATGGATGAATATATAGCTCATTATTTAAATACAGATGTTTATGGACGACCTACAGCAAGTTCACAAAGAGAAACTGATTCAATATTAAACATGGTAGAATCAGGATTTATTAGTCCAGAAGAAGCTAAAAGTATAATAGATAAAAATAAAAAGATCCAAAGTGTGTTTGGAGAAGCAGTAACAAAAAAGGATTCTCTAAAAAGAATTAAAGAAATAGAACAACAGCATCCAGAAATAAAAAGATTAGCAGAAAATATATGGCAATATGGTTACAATGAATTAGATAAAATGGTAGATTCAGGAAGAGTAAGTAAAACTGATGCAGAAAAATTTAAAAAAGAAAATCCTCATTATGTAAGATTACAAAGAAAAGTAGAACAAACAAAAAAATCACAAGATATATTTGATATAAACAAAAAAGCTGATGTAAGTGTAGGAAAAGGAATACAAGAAAGAAAAGGTGGAACACAAGATATTCTTCCTTTTAGAGATACAATGGCTGATTTTACAAGATTTAATGCAAGACAATCAAGAATGAATAATTTTGGTTTGAAATTAGCACAAGTATTAAATACAAATATAGATGCAAATAATAGTTTAGTAAGTACTGATGAAAGTGGAGTAAAATTAGGAGATACAATAAAGAAAAATGATAATGGAACATACACATTTAGAATATATGAAAATGGTAAACCAAAAGAAATATATATAAATGAAGGAATATATGAAGCATTACAACCAAATAAAAAATATAAAATTGAAGAATGGCTACCATTTAAAGCAACAGCAAAACTAAGTAAAGTACAAAGAGATTTAATTACAGGTAAAAACTTATTATTCTCAACGACAAACGCACCTAAAGACTTCTTTAATGCTTTATTTAGTACTAGAAATTCAAGCCCACAATTTTTAAAAAATTACTTTAAAGCATATGCAGAATTAGCAACAAATGGAGATTATGCTCAACAATATAAAGCATTAGGTGGTAATCAAAATACTTATTACAATTATGAAGAAGGATATATAAAAGATAAAAGTAAAATAAAAGCACTTAAAGCAGGTCAATCAATTATCAATGGAATAGAAAGAATAAATAACTTTGTAGAAACAGCACCAAGACTGGCTGAATTTATGTCATCAATGGAAAACGGAAAATCTATAGAAGATGCTATGTATGATGCTGCAGAAGTAACAACAAACTTTAAAAGAGGTGGAAATGTTACAAAAGCAATAGATAGAATTGGAGCAAATTACTTTAGTCCATCAGTACAAGGAGCAAGTAAATTTGTAAGAAACTTTAGTGAAGCTATAGAAAATAAACAATATGCGAAAATATTAACACGAGTAGCATTAATGGGATTAGGTCCTGCATTAGTTGGAGAAATAATGTGGGGAGATGACGAAGATTATAAAGACCTTCCTGAATATCAAAAAGACAATTATTACTTATGGAAAACTGGGGAAGGAAAATGGATAAGAATACCTAAAGGTCAAATACAAGGAGCATTACAAGCACCAATAAGAAGAACAATAGTAGCAACAAGAGGGCAAGAAGATGCTTATAGTGGCTTAACAGATACATTTCTTAACAATGTAGCACCAAACAATCCATTGGAAGATAATGTTTTAGGTCCTATGATTTCGGTAGCAAGAAATAAATCATGGAGTGGAAATCCAATAGTACCATCATACAAAGAAAATAGAAAACATCCAGAAGTTGAATATACATCAGGAACTGATGAATTAAGTAAATACTTAGGAGAAAAATTACATAAATCACCTGCAAAAATAAATTACTTATTAGATCAATATACAGGTGGAATAGGAGATTTAGTTCTTCCAAACATAACAAATAAAACAACACAAGAAAATAATAATGCATTAGCAAAAGTAACTAATCCATTAAAAAGTAAATTTACAACAGATACAACATATAGCAATAAAGCACAAGGTAATTTCTATGATGCATTAGAAGAAGCTAAAAACGATAATGATGAGAGATGGAAAGGAAGAACAGAAGCAGATAGTGTAAGATATAAATATTTATACTCTAAAAACTTAGAATTAGCAGAAATAAATAAACAAATTGAAGAGGTTCAAAGTTCTAATATTGATAAAGATGAAAAGTACAAACAAGTTGCAGAATTAAGAAAAAAATTAAACAATTTAGCAAAAGAATCAGTAAAAGAATCAAAAAATATAAAAGAAAATGAATATTATATGCAAATTGATGATTATTATTACTATAAATACAAGGAAAAAGATGGTAGTATAACATATAAGAAAGCTACAGATAAGCAATTAGAAAAGAATAAATATGCATTAGCTGATTACTTTAAAGAAATGTATGAAAAAAGTACAAAGAGGTGATATAAAGGATAAAAATAAACCCAAGAACATTAGATGCAGAGATAGTAAAATATGATACAGGTTCATTTGCAGTAAGACCTAAGTTAAATGGAGAGTATTTGCTAGTTGATGGCAGCACTCTCTATTTCACTCTTAGAAAAACAAAAAATGGACCAATAATACTACAAAAAACTGCAACAGAATTTGATGATGGAGCAGGAGTAATACCTATTAATTCATCAGATACAGAAAACTTAGAACCTGGAAACTACATATACGATTTAGTAGTAGTAAGAGAAGATGGAACAAGAGATTCTCTAATACCTGGAAATAGAGATGATGCTTATTTCGTTATAAAGAGAGGTGTTAAACAAGGGCAATAATTGAAACATCAGTATTAGAGCCATTAGTTGATGCAAATCTTGTTGATACAATAATAGAAATAAACTTACAAGGTGGAGCAAGAGGATTAAAAGGAGATAAGGGAGATAAAGGAGATATAGGTTTATCTAACACTTTATCCATAGGAACTGTTGAAAAAGGACAGGAAGCAAGTGCTAGTATCACAGGAACATCTCCAAACCAAACATTGAATTTAGTTCTTCCTAAAGGTGATAAAGGTGACACTGGTGAAACTGGACCACAAGGACCCCAAGGAGTTCAAGGAAAAAAAGGAGATAAAGGTGATACAGGTGAAACTGGGCCAAAGGGAGATACAGGAGCAACTGGACCTGCTGGGCCTACAGGGCCTCAAGGACCTAAAGGTGATAAAGGTGATAAAGGAGACACTGGACCAAAAGGTGATAAAGGTGATTCAGGGGCATCCGAATGGGGTCAAATAGAAGGAACATTAAGTAATCAAACAGATTTAAATAATGCATTAAGTGGAAAGCAAAGCACACTTGTTTCTGGTACAAATATAAAAACAATAAATAACGAGTCTATACTAGGTAGTGGAAACATAAACATACAAGGTGGTGGAAGTGGAGGAACTTCTGATTATTCTGATTTAACTAATAAGCCTCAAATAAATAGTGTTACATTAAGTGGAAATAAATCTTTAAACGATTTAGGAATACAACCTGCTGGAAATTATGCTTTAGAAAGTGAAATACCTGATGTTTCAAATTTCATAACAAATACAGTAAATGATTTAGTAAATTATTATAAAAAATCAGAAACATTTACAAAACAAGAAGTGAATAATTTAATAGGACAGATAGCTACTTTACAATTTCAAGTAGTTTCTACATTACCACAAACAGGAGATAGTAAATATGTTTATTTAGTACCAAGTTCTAATCCTAAAACTCAAAATGTAAAAGATGAGTATATATGGGTTAATAATAGTTGGGAACAAATAGGAAGTACACAAGCAGATTTAACAGGATATGCTACTGAAAGTTGGGTAAATACACAAATAAGCGGATTTTTAACACAAACACAAATACAAGCATTAATAAACACAGCTTTATCTGAATACACAGAAACAGATCCAACTGTACCAAGCCATGTCAAAAGCATAACTCAAACAGATATAACAAATTGGAATAATAAACAAGCTGCTTTAGTAAGTGGTACAAATATAAAAACAATAAATAACGAGTCTATACTAGGTAGTGGAAACATAAACATACAAGGTGGTGGAAGTGGAGGGACTTCAACTGATGTAAAAATAAATGGAACTTCTATAACATCTGGTGATACAGCAAATATTGCAGTAGAGGGAACATATAATGCTAGTACAAACAAATTAATGACAAAGAGTGAAGTTGATGGATATGATGCAAGTTGGATTTCTACACCAACACCGTCTGTTGCAGATTTCAATGCTTTTTATAATTATGTTGAGAATGGTGGTATAAGAGTTTATACTACATCACAAGATGATGATAATGAAATCGAAACTACATTGGTTGAAAATGTTAAGATTTATGGAGCAATTGACCAAAAGTATATAGATATTTATATTCATGGTGGTTTGTTTCGATTAATTTGTAAGGATGGAACACAAGTAACTACATATTCTTTTCCTCTTTATGAAGATACTCATAATAAAGTAACTACACTATCAAGGCGAAGTAGAGATGATCAATATCCAAGTGCTAGATGTGTGTATGATAATTTAGCAACCAAACAACCAGTTTTAGTAAGTGGGACAAACATAAAAACAATAAATAACGAGTCTATATTAGGTAGTGGAAACATAAACATACAAGGTGGTTCAGGTTCAAGTACTTGGGGAAACATCACAGGAACACTAAGCGACCAAACTGATTTAAAAAATGCATTAGATGCTAAAGCAAATACAAGTAGTGTACCAACAAAGACATCAGACTTAACTAATGATAGTAATTATCAAAATGCAACACAGGTACAAACAGCAATTAACAATGCAATAGGAACAGCATTAGGAGGTAGTTATTAATGGCACGCATAGATACATTAACTAATTATTTATCAGATGTAGCAGAAGCTATTAAAACTAAAAAGGGTGATGATACACCTATATTAGCAAGTGAATTTGACACAGAAATAACTAATCTACCAAGTGGTGGAAGTAGTCGTGATTGGAGTGCAATAGGTTATAATGGAGAGCCAAAAAGTTTTCAAGAAATGTTTGGTCATTCAAAAGAAATATATGATAATTGGAATAATACAATTATAGATTTAAATTCTAAATTTAGTAGAGATAAAAAATTGGTTTGGTTTCCTTTGGTTGATACATCTAACGTAAAAAATATGACTAGTATGTTTTATTATTGCACATCATTAAAAGAAATTCCACAATTTGATACGTCTAACGTAACAAATATGAATTATATGTTTAATAATTGCACATCATTAGAAGAAATTCCACAATTTGATACATCAAAAGTGACAAATATGGGTTCTATGTTTAATAATTGCACATCATTAACAGAAGTTCCACAATTTGATACATCAAAAGTGACAAATATGGGTTCTATGTTTAATAATTGCACATCATTAGAAGAAATTCCACAATTTGATACATCTAACGTAACAGCTATGAAGAATATGTTTCAATATTGCAATAAGTTAACAGATACAAGTATAGATAATATATTACAATTTTGTATTACATCAAAAATAGAAAATGGAACATTGCAATATTTAGGATTTAAAAGTAATGTTTATCCTATAAATAGAATAGAAGCATTACCACATTATCAAGATTTTCTTGATGCTGGTTGGACAATAGGATATTAAAAAGAAAGAAGGGGGATTATAAATGGATGTAAGAATATCTAGTATAATTGCTCCTTCTTTTTATAAGGTATTTTGTCACTTTTTTCTATTAATGATATAATAATAAATTTGCAACCTATTGCCTAAAAAAATAAAATATAATAAAAAAAGGAGGTATTATAATGAACGACGAAAAAAGATTAGAAACACAAGAAGAAGAAATGGATTTTATTGAAAAATGTGTAGAAGAAGCTCCAACAAGTGAATTATCAAATACAGGAATCGAAGTTGATGGAAAAGGAGATGAAGAAGAAGGCAAGTAATTGAGAGATTAGCTCCAACTGATGGAAATTGCAGACCATGTATAAATAGAACAGGTTTTAGAGGAATAACAGTACATAATACATCAAACTATTCAAATGGAGCAAATGCTTTAGCTCATGCAAACCTTTTAAGAAATGGATGGAAATATGTATATACATCTTGGCACTATGTAATTGATAAAGATTATGCTGTAAGATGTATTCCAGAAAATGAAGTTGCTTGGTGTGCTGGAGATGGTCGTGGAGATGGAAATATGAAAACTATCAATATTGAAATTTGCGACAATGCAGATGGAGATATAAGACAAGCGACTGATAACGCAGTAGAGTTATGTGCAGATATATTAAGAAGAAATGGAATAAATAATGTAAATGGACATTTATTTCAACACAATAATTGGACTGGTAAAGATTGCCCTTATGATATTCGTAGAGGAAACCCTTATGATTGGGGAACATTTTGTGCAAAAGTACAAGAAAAGCTAGGTGGTTCTAAAGGAGAAGGAGATCAAATTCTTTATAAAGGTTCAAAAGTAAAATTTGATGGAGTATTTAAAGTAGATATATTAAGAAACCCATTATCAACTAATCAATTCGGATGTACTAAATTAACAGGAGTAGCATTTAACGATTACTATAAACATAATTGTAAAGAATATCATTGGATTCCACTTGGAGATTTTGATGAGTGTAATGCAGATGGTTCTACAACTGGTTGTGATAATATAATATATGGTGGAAAATCTTATGTTAAGAATGACCATATATACACAGTAAAAGATATAGATGTACCTACAAATTCATCAAAGATAAACATAAATGGAAAAGATGTATGGGTATTCTCAACACACTTATATGAAGTATCAGATAAATAGGAGGAAATATGAAAAAGAAAAAAGAAGAAATTATAGAAGATGTAAAAGTAGAAGAAAATGCGTCTAAAATAAAACAAGCTGCAAATGTACCTGAATTTTATACTTTAAGAATAGGTGAAACATTAAAAGATGTAGCAACTAAATTTGGATTAAATGAAGAAGAATTAACTAAACTAAATGGAGAAGTAATAGGAACAAATCAAATAAGACTAAAATAGGAGGGGTAATAGGGGAATCACATTAGCATTAGGATTAAGTGTGTTAGGTTCTGTAATAAGTGTAACAACTTTTGTATTAAATCGTAGAGATAAAGCAATAAGTGATACAAAAGAGAATAATTATGAACTAATAAAGTACCAAGTATCAGAAATAAAAGAAGATGTAAAAGAAATATTAAGCAAATTAGATAAATCTGATGAAGATATAGACAAAAGAATAGAAAAAGCAGTACAATTACACGTTGAATTATATCATCATAAAGGAGGGGCATAATGTCAATCAAAGAAGATATAGAAAAAGTACAAAAGAAAGTAAATGTAATAGAAGAACAAAGTTTCGCTATGGAAATATTAAAAGATTATAAAAAGGCAAATAAAAGAATGTTTATTATAATAATTATTATTTTAGTAATGTGGTTTGCAACAATAGGATATTTGGTTTATATTTTAAATGATATTTCAAACGTTGAGACTACTACAACTCAGGAAGTCAGTGATATTAATACAGTAGGTGGAAATATCACAAATGGTGGTGAGTAATAGGGGAACAATAAAACAAACAAAAACAACTAAATACACAGTTAGAAAATCTAAAGGAAATAATAAACATTGCCCAGTATGTGGCAAATTTATGAATAAAAAACAATGTTCGATCTAACAAAAAGTGAGTATGAAGAACTAAAAGATAAACTAATGCTAAATGAAGAATTATCCCAAATATTAGAAATGAAAATCAAAGGTTATTCTGTTATACAAATAAGCATGAAGTTAAATATAAGTGAAAGAACTGCTAAAAGAAGAATAAAACAATTAAAACAAAAGATTATGAGAGTCATTTGACTCTCTTTTTTTTTTGGCACTTTTTTGGAACAATATCGGCACTTTGCAAGACTATTTTTTTATTAAAATGTAATTAGAAAGGAGGAATACTACTTATTAGAGTTGTTTAAAACACAGTTTGAAAAGTCTTAAAGTATTTCTCTTTTTCATTTATTAAAGGAGATGTGAATATGTATAACAGCCCTTATATACCAAATTATAGCAATGGATATAATCAACAAATTAATAATATACCACAAACTAATAATTACGATGAATATATAAAGTATTTAGATAAAGAAAAAGAAAGAGTTGAAAAATCAAAAGAACAATATATTAACAGGTATCAGCAACAACCAACATCTATTAATCAAACTTTTCAACTTGCACCAAATAATGCAAACGGAATAAAACATATTAATTCAATAGAAGATGTTGAAAAGGAATTAACAGTAGTAGAAACTGCATTTGTAACAAATGATTATACGCAATTATTTATAAAAAATGCAAAAGGAGAAATAAGAACTTTTGTGATGGAAGAAATTGTACCTAAAGACGAAAAGGACAAGATTATCGAGCAATTAAGACTCGAAAATGAAGAATTGAAAGGAATGATTAGTAATGAATCCACAAATACAACAAATGATGAACAAGGCAACACAACCATTGATAAGCCAACTAAGACAAAGACAACCTCAAATGTTTCAGTTTCTAGAACAAGCAAGGCAAAATCAAAGTAGTCCTATATATTTGTTAAAGCAAGTTACAGGAAATTATACACCTCAACAATTACAAAACTTTTACATAACTGCTCAACGAATGGGTTTTCCTGATGATGTTTTGACTGAAATACAAAATCAAATGAAATAGGTATCAACACAATGTGTTTGATATAAATAAAAATTTTAAGAAAGGAGAATGTCTATGAATAGTAACACTACAG